CACGAACGAGCCTCACGTCAATTTGGTGTAGGTGATATATGCCTTGCCAAGAAACCCTGCCGCATTCGCGTTGACCGTGAATACAACTGAGCCATTGGCGTTCAGCACGTTGCCGACGTTGCTGTTGTTCGCGCCTGAAAAGACGCCGCCCGGCGCCATTGCGTTGAGCTGCGCGCCGTTGATCAGGTTGGCGGAATTGTTCGTGGCGCCATTGGCCGTTCCCGCGAACAGGGACGACGCAGCCGCTGCGTTGTTGGTCGCGATAACCACCATGTTGTTGATGATTGTCGGACCCGGCCACGTTGGCGTCCACGAACCCTGACAGCCGGAGTTCGTATTTGCCTGGCCGGTCAGCACCACAACGGCCTGATTGCCTTGGTCGCCGTCAGATGCGGCAACCGTGACAGCCTGGCTATCGTTGTTGTAGAAATACAGCTTGTACCAAAGCCACGCTGCCGGAGCTGGTGCGCCGCCGCCGAAACTTGAGTTGTTGCCGGCATAGTTGCTCAGCTCAAACGTGTGATAGTACGCGCCGCTCGGCACAGCGCCTGCCCAGCGATCATCGACAACGGTATAAGTCACGTTGTCGGTCGAAAGCTGGAGCTGTACCTTGGCCTGCTGGTTAGGCGGTGTCGCGCCATTGGTGATGGTTGCGATCACAACCGTTTCCGGCAAAAACGGGTATGCGCTGCTAGTCAGCGTTGCCGCGGCTGCCAGAGACTGGGACGATACGATTGTAGCCATGTGCGCCTGCCCCTTTCTTAGCTGTTAAGGATGATGCCGAAATCGGGGCGGATCACTTTGGCGACCATCCCGTAATCCGCCGTGAGCATCCAGCCGCCCTTGATGTGGACGTAGGAGATCATGATTCGGATCGGGAGTCCCCGCAGCGTGATAATGCGGCTAGTAACGCCGCCCGTGTTGACAAGCTCGAGCGGACGAACCGCCAGAGCGATGGCATAGCGATGCAGCGCCAAGCCCGTGAACGTCACTCTTTTGTAGCTGACGCCCGAGGTCTGCGACCCCTGGTAAGCCTGCAAGAGCGTGCCCACCGTGTCGCTGGTTACTCGCATCGGATATGTGATCACTGGCGAGTCGCCGACGAACTGAACCCACGCCACCTGCCCAGGGTTGGACGAGTAGGTGAACGGCCCCGGAGCGGCCTCAGTTGTAAACTTCGTTGACGAGCCCGCCACAGTCGTCGCACCGTTCGCAACCGTAACCGTGCCGGTCAAGGACGCGCTAACGCTGGTCGGCGCCTGTACGTCATGTCGACGCCTGAACTTGAACGCCTGGTTGGCCGCGCCATCGGGAGCCGCATCATTGCGAGCGCCCTGAGCGATTACCGCGCCAATCAGGTTTTCCTGGCTCCATGCCGGGTCAATCAAGGTATTGGCGTGGACGTACGGGTGGTAGAGAATCGAGAGATTCGCCGCATCCGTAGGGATTTTGTTGCCCTTGAAGATCGACCATGCCAGGTCAGCAGAGCCAACGTCCAGGGTGCTAGGCGAGGTTGTGATCGGCGTGTAAGACGGGTAAACGCCAGAGCCCGCGGCGGTTGCCGTGGTATTGAAATTGGTTGTGTTTACCTGCGAATAGATCGCAGCATTGCCGTACTCCAGAGCCCGCTTGTAAAGCGGGTCAAGGTACTGCTCGATAATGTCTGTGGAGGTCTGAAACTGCTCAAAGTCACGAATGATGATGGCCTTGCCCGGGCGTTGCCCGAACGGCACATCAACATAGTTCGTATTGAGCGTATCAGGATTCCAGTCGTTCGCCGCTTGATCGGTGAACGGCGTGAGGTCTGGGTAGTAGACTCGGATGGTTTGGCCCATTCGAGCCACTTCGGGGCGAATGTCGAGATACACAGCGTCTAGCGCGCTGAGTTCGCCGACTTTCGCCTCGTTGTACGGGCCCTGTGCGGCGGTTAGCCGCTCAAGAAACGCCGTAATTTGATTGGCCATGTGATCCCCTTTGGGTCAAATGGCCGCTGGCTCGAAAGAGCCTGGAATCCGCTGAGCTGCGGATCGAAATTGACGATTGTCGGCCTGGATGCTCTGCCAGCCGTTGGCGGGCTGTGCCCGCGGCTAGAGATTAACGAGTTGAAAGCCCATCGATGCCCTGAATCGCCGTCGTCCAATCGCTGGGGCTCAGATCGCCCCGCGCCGTTTTAGCCGCAGCCGATGCGACCAGCTTGTCTTGATTCTTCATCTGCCAAGCCGCATCGTTCATGCGAGGATCGTCGTCCTCGATAATCGCCGGGTCAAGGCTGGTTTTCTTTGCCGTTAAGCCTTGGCCCCGTGCTGGGCCTGGCTTGACCGGCTGACCATTGGCGGGCTGCTCAGTCACGGCCGCCTTCAGGTACGTATGCTCTTCAAGCGTGGCCTCGATACTCGCGCCCATCTGGTCAGCATCGAACTCGTCAGCATCGGCCTTCCACCCGCTCTTCTCGTAGAGCGTGTCAACGGCTTTCCCGTTCGTGACGCCACGCTCGGCCGCCAATTTATCGAACGTCTTGCGATGCTCAACATCCCGCAGCTTCTGCTTCAACTCTGCGTTCTGCTTGGCGAGGGGGCTATTCTCGGCCTTGGCACGATAATCTTCGAGCGCCTTATCCGATTTCTCGGCTCGCTTTACAGCCTCGTCGCGCTGGGCTGTCAGGTCGGTCACAACAGCCTTGAGTTTGTCGCGGTTGACTCTCAGCCGGATGACATCTTGCAGGCTTGCGCCGTTTGCTTGAACTGCGGTTTCACTCATGATTTCACCTGATACCATTCGTCCTCATTAATGAAGAGTCCGGCTTGGTTGCTGGCCAGCCGGCAACGCTCGGTTCCGTCAACCATCACGCCATTGGTTCGCCAGTCGGTGGCGCCCTTGCTGGCCTTTGCGTTCCACTCTGCCGCTACTTCTTCACCCCACTCGAAGCGGTCTTTTGCGTCATCGGTTCGGCCGGCTGGGTGGCCGTACTTGGGTGGCTCGGCCGGCGTGGCAGTCTTGAATACTTTCAGAACGTGGCTCAAATATCCGGCTCCTTACCGTGTGCCTCAGTTGTTGGCCCGATGTTGGGCACACCATTGGGGTTCTCTGGCTCGTTCTCCGGGTCAGGCGGCGCGGTCAACGCTGGCGCGGCGGCAACGAGGTCAATGTTGTCCTGTTCAATTTGCTTGGCCAGCTCAAGCGCCTCCTCTCGTCCGACGCCATACCAATCCATGATCGTCATTAGCCGGCTCTTGAGCTTCGCTGCTTCCTCTTGCAGAGCCAGGTCGAGTTTGTCAGGCGTGTTGACCGCCATCCTCGCCTGTGGCCATGCAGCGACCAGATCACCCTTTTCTCCAGCAGCGACTAATTCTGACTTGCCGTAGTGGTTGCCGGCACAAGTCAGCGATCGTTGGGCGAGGTCCGTTTCGTAAACCGTGAATCCGGCTCTGCGATTCTCGGCCCGCTTGAGCAGCGGCTCTTGCTCCACCATGAGGCTGATGCCGCTCGCCACCCCCATCTGCTCCATGCGCACCGACGACTTGGGTATCTCTGCCGCCTCAAGAGCCTGATCGATGTAGTTGCGTAGATCCTCCCATGCCGCCTGCACTTCGATTGACGCCTGGACGTAGTAGAGCTTGGCGTAATCGCCCGCCACGTAGTTGCCGCCTGAATCCAGCCGCGGGTTGGCCAATGGCATCCTGATCCACCGGCCGGGCTCGATATTCGGCTTCCACAGTTCGTCAACGCCCTCCGCTACCGGGATGGGGTTGAGGTACTTTTGGATTGACTCGTCCAGCAGCATGAGCCGGTTATCGATCGTGACTTCAGCGCCCATCAAGAATTCGCCGATCGCCACGCCATAGAACTGCTGGATGGGCAGTTCGTAGTGGATGAAACTGAACGGCAGGCACCCGTAATCGTGCGGCTCCTTCTTCTCCAACCTGGCGACTCGTCCCCCGGATGTTGGCTCACCCCCTCCCGTGCCAGGGTCGAGTTTCTTACTCAGAAAAGTCCAGACTTCTTCGTCGTTCCACAGCCGATACCGCATCTGGCCATCAAAGAGGTCTTTGGTGCAGACTACGACAGGAATCGTAGGCTCGTCACCATCGCACCAGGCGCAGAATTGCTCTCGAGCCCACAGCCGGTATGTAAGCGGCTTCCTCTCAAAATCCCCTTCGCCTGCATCAATCTGGATGGCCACAACATCGTTGAGCGTGCTCAGACAGTCGGCCCTGAGCATGAGGCTGTTGATAAGATTGTCACGGTACACTTTCTGAAGAAACTCATCACCGCTTGGTTCAGACCACCGCCGCGATGGCCCGGGATTGTATAGGTGGGCGCACAGCTTGCCGATGGTCTCCCTGAGAAATCCTGATTGCCTGTGACTGCGACCCTGGAAATCAAAACTGGACTCGGCATCACGTCGAAAACGGCGTTCATAGCGCTGCCCCTCGTAATCGTAATACGCCTGCCGCTCAAGAGCCCGATCAAGGAACGCAATCTCGTTGGGCAAGCCGGCTTCGACTTCTTCCCGGTAGGCGTTTAGGTTGCTTGTGGACATTAAGAAACGAGAATGCACCTATTCACTTTGGACATATCTCGACTATAATTGTACAAAGGAGGCATCGATATGCCTGGAAGACAGATTCAGCATGGACACAACACTCGTGCCCACGCGACGCCCATCTATTCGATTTGGGCCAGCATGAAACAGCGATGCTACGACCCGCACAGCAAGAGCTACCCTCGATATGGCGGCCGCGGCATCATCGTTTGCGATCGTTGGCGCAACTCGTTTGGAGACTTTCTGGCCGATATGGGCGACCGCCCATCTCCGGACTACAGCCTTGAACGCAAGGATAACACTGGCCCATACAGCCCCGAAAATTGCCGCTGGGCCACCCGAAAGGAGCAGTGCAGGAATCGCCGATCGAGCCGCCTGATCACCCACGATGGCCAAACGAGGCCGAGCGTTGAATGGTCTGAATTGACCGGCGTGAACCGGGCCACAATTGAGCGTCGGATTGATCATTACGGGTGGAGCGTTTCGCGCGCCTTGACTACGCCCGCCGGACCAAGCGGCCCGAAGAAAAAGCATTCCCTACCAACTGAATGACTGAATGAGCGCATCGCATATATCCGGACTATGCCCAAGAATCTCGGTCCAATCCTCTTTGTCGAGCAACTTCACCGCATTTCCATAACACTCATACGTTAGCGGCTTGATCTCATCAGCCAGCCGCGGGATATAGGTGCCAGGGCAGAAATGAAACTGCTCTTGCAGCGTGTGCGGCTCGCGAATGTTCGGCACGTGCCGCGGGTCAAGGCGTTGCCGTAGGTTCCACGCCGATTCTGACCGGATATTGATGAACGCCCCGGGATTGCGCGCCCGGCCTGCGCCGCTGTAGGGCCTGGCGTTTTGTAGATTATGCCTTGCAAGTTGATTAGGGAAGTTTTTGCCGATTCCTAGTTTGTCAAAGCTCATTTGGGCGGCTGGAATGCTGTACTTGCTTCCGAGTCTGGCCATGATTGCGGCGGCTTCTGGGAGTCCGAGAGCGCTTCCCCATTCAACTGCGAGAATTCCAAGATTGTCTCGAACCAGGACGCAGGAAGAGTCTCGCCCAACACCTTCACCGAGGTCGCAACTGATCCGTCGCGATGCGTGCACTGGATCATTTGCAGCCACTGACCGTCTTTTATGGCTAATAGCCAGATCAAGATGGTAGCCGGGTATTAAAATGTCAGCACTGACAACGGGTATTTCTGCGAGCACATGGGATTTGTACCAAAGTGAGCCTTCGCCATACTTCCGCTTGACACTATCAATCCACGTCTTATCCGCCAGGCCCCACGGCGATTTCTCTAATTGTGCGTGAGGCGACTCGAGGGACGAAATGCGAATAGCGTTGACGGCCACTCGCTTGGGAATGCCATCGGCAGCATCTCGCTCAGCCTGGCGTATGAGGTCAACAAATCGACCTTCTGCCCGTATGGGGTTGCCAATGCAGAGCAGTCGATCATAGCCCAAGCTTTCGATGGCATCCCAGATTTCGTCTTCGACGCCCGAAGCCTCTTCGACGATGACGAGTAGGTTGTCTGAGTGCTGGCCAGACGCTCGCTCAACAGAGGTCGT